CAAGTTGAAACTACTCGGTGATTGGTAGTCTATTTTGTTTATCCTGTATGCTCTAACACTCATTTTATACTCCTTTCTTTACTAATTGAGTATTAAGTTTATGTTTCGGCTTTAATCTTTATTAGGGTGTCTCTGACTAAATCAACGAAGAGTGCCGTCCCGTCTAAGTGGACTGGGTACTCCTTGCTTCTTAACATTATTTCATTATTTGATATGTATTCTACCCAGCAGTAGTCGCCATCCTTTCTTACTCTAACCGTGTATTCAGCCGTAACACCCTCATCTGGTAACATTGTTGTTATTTTCTTCACTCCTTTCTTTTAGATTTATAGTTTAACTTTCTTGGTCAGCTTCATAGCCATTCGTTCCACTTTATTGATACAAGGTGCTTTTATAACCCAGCATAAACATTTAACACCATCAAAGTTTAGATACTCGGCAACAGCCCTAGCGTGCCTCTCTTTACACCAACCACAGGGACAATAAAGATTGTTGATAACCTCGCCCTCATATCTTGGTTTATGTCTCGGTCTTGTATTCGGTCTAGCTTTTTTCATATCCCTACTCCTTTCTACTAGATTTGACTATACTATATCCTATTATATGATTGTTGGCAGAGCTTTATTAATTTGCTCTTGCTGGGTAATTCCTTAATTCTAGCAGTATCAACGAAAAACCCATTGCCAAATCCATAGTTGAGTCCTTTGCCTGGAATAATCCTTTGTCTTGTTAACTTCCAGGAAACACAATATATCCACCAATGAGGTCTATTCTTGAATAAGATATGTAGTAGTTCGTGAATATAAGTTCTGATGGGTTCACCACGCCGGACATAGTAGATATTATATTTACAACTTGCGACACCGAGATAATTAGATACAGTATATTTTGTAATATCTCTATATTCAGTAGGTGATACAATTCTTATCTTATCAGTCCCAATTCCAAGTAAGCGACAGGCTCGCCTATGATAATTTAATTTCTGCCTTTCCATATTCTTACTCCTTTTACTTATACTTTACTCCCTCTCTCTCCCCCTGTCAATAGTTTTAACTAGTACTTTAGTAAGGGGTGTATAAAAAAAATAACAGACGCTACGTGGTCTTTAGGTTCACATTCCCAAATATAATGAGAATTGGTAAATGGCTAGACAAAAAATAAACATAGACTATAAAGAGTTAGAGAAACTCTGCTATATACAATGCACCGAGACTGAGATAGCAAATTGGTTCCATTGCTCGGCGGATACTATAGAGCGACGGGTTAAGGAGAAGTTTGGTATCTCATTTGCGGAATATTATAGCAAAAAGAGGGTAGGTGGGCTAATCTCACTCAGACGGAATCTGTTCAAGTTGAGTGAGAAGAATGCAGCTGTAGCTATATTCCTTTCAAAAAATTGGTTAGGTATGGCTGATAAACAGGAGATAGATTATATTGACAAAGTCGGGAAAGCCGAAGAATTATCAGATGAGGAGCTTGAACAAATTATCGAGAGCAGACGCAGCCGAAGAACTATTAAAGAGACGCCAGGCTCGTAGAAGTTTAATCCCTTTTTGTTTATATACATTTCCAGAGTATCAGACACCCTCTCATCTTAGGGTATTATCAGATACACTAGAACGCATAGAGAGGGGAGAACTTAAACGATTAATAGTGTTGATGCCCCCGAGGCATGGAAAATCGGAACTCATATCACTCCGCTTCCCCTGCTGGTATCTCGCCAAGCATCCAGAAGATTACATAGTACAGGCTGGGTATGCTGAGTCCATTGCCTTGGCTCATTCCCGTCAGGCAAGAGATATATTTATTTCTCAAAGGATGGCAAAGCTTTTTCCTGATATTCGTTATAGACCAGAACGGGCAGGACAGGAAATGGTAGTACCCGAACGCCAGGCTGCCCACGAATGGGGCACAAAACAAGGTGGTTCATATTACGCAGTTGGAATAGGTGGGGGATTGACTGGCCGTGGTTTTAATATAGGGATTATAGACGACCCGGTCAAGGATGAGGAAGAGGCAGCCAGCCAGACCATAAGGGATAAGGTCTGGGACTGGTATCAGAGAGTATTCAGAACAAGGGCAGAGCCAGGTGCTTCTATTATAGTGGTAATGACTAGATGGCATCAGGAGGACCTTGTTGGCAGACTTCTAAAACAAGCCGATGAAGACCCTGCCTCTGACCAATGGGAAGTCTTACATTTCCCTGCTATAGAAGGTAATCAAGCCCTATGGCCTGAAAGATATTCAATAGAGGTATTGAGGAAGATACAATCATCAATAGGGAGTAGGGCTTTTGAAAGTTTATATCAGGGCAATCCCACTGTAGCTGAAGGACAGATTATTAAAAGAGAATGGTGGAAGTATTATAGTGAGCGCCCTAACTTTTTGAGGATAATACATAGCTGGGATACAGCCTTTAAGGATAAGACACAGAACGATTACTCGGTTTGCACAGTTTGGGGTGAGGCACAAAACGCCTATTATCTATTAGATGTTTGGCGGGATAAGGTAGAGTTTCCAGAACTAAAACGGGTTGCTATTGCTCTTTATGAGAGGGATATGCCCAATCTGGTATTAGTAGAGGACAAGGCAAGTGGGCAATCTTTAATCCAGGAGTTACAACGGAATACTCGGATACCGGTATTACCCGTCAAGGTAGATAGAGATAAAATAGCACGGGTTTATGCTGCTACACCAATAATAGAGGCAGGCAAAGTTTTTCTACCAGAGAATGCACACTGGTTGTTTGATTATATAGAGGAATTATCAGCCTTCCCTAATACCGAACACGATGACCAGGTAGATAGTACAACTCAGGTTTTATCTTATTTGAAAGGTAAAATAGAACAGGAAGAAATTGTAATCTATGATGCTATGAGTGAAGTAAGGGAGCTGGAACTAATATGAAGGATAAATTGAGAGAACTTGCCCCAAGAGATGAATTAGATATTTTATTAAGGGAGGCTACTGCAAGTGTTGAGGCTGACCTTGCCCTTGAGGACAAAGGATGGATTAATTTAAGTGCCCAAACTGGCGATGTAATTACTTCGGCAGAACGGATAACTAATCTCAAGCTCTCAAGACTGTATGCCACTAAAGACCCTATGGGGAAACAAGCTATAAGGTTGTGGACTGATTATACCTTTGGAACGGGTATGACATGGGATACCAAAGATGAGAAAGCTAAGAAAGTGTTAAAAGGGTTCTGGGATTCAAAGGCTAATCAAACTGTCTTATCGGCAAGGGGGCAACGCAAATCATCTGATAAGTTATTGATAGATGGCGAGGTATTCTTTGCTATTTTTCTAGGTGCTGATGAGGTAAAGATAAGGCGGATTGACCCATTGGAGATAAAAGAAATAATCACCGACCCAGATGATAAAGACGATGTGAAATTTTATCGCAGGCAATGGATAGATGTGCAAGGGAAACCCCACGAAGATATTTACCGAAGCACAACCAATATTAAAAACGAAGCTGCGAAGGATATGTATGGTAAAAGTGTTCAAAAGACAGAGGATGCTCTTGTTTATCACCTGGCATATAATACCACTTCGCAAAGGGGCAATCCCCTGCTTCTCCCAGCCCTAACTTGGATGAAATATAATACTAAATTCTTGTCTTCAAGGATAGCGATTATGCTGGCATTGGCCAGGTTTGCTCTCAAAACTAAAGTCAAGGGTGGGCAAGCTGCCGTAGATGCCATTAAAGCCAAGACTCACGAGCAAACGGTAGCTGCAGGTTCTACATTATTAGAGAATCTGGGAGCAGAGACCACGGTAATGAAACAGGAAACGGGAGCATCGGCAGCCTATCAGGACGGGCGAATGATTAAGCTGATGATTGCTGCTGCTGTAGGAATCCCTGAACAATACTTTGGTGATATATCAATAGGGAATCTAGCCACAGCCAAGACTGTTGAACTCCCAATGATGAAGATGTTCCAATCATATCAGGCTATCTGGAATGATAGCTATCAAGATATTGACGAGGTTATATTAGAACACGCTGGTATAGACCCTGTTCATATAGATAGGGACTTCCCCAAAATCGCACCTGCCGATATTTCACAGGCAGCAGATGCGATAGTGCGGATACTCCAAGTCTTACCAGAGTTGGGCGATACTGATGATGTCAAACAGCAAGCATTGATGACTATGGGGGTAAATGACCCGCAAGAGGTTCTGGCTAT